TATTGAAACCATAGACTAGGAGGACAGAATATGGCAGAGAAACCGAAAACGCCGAAAGAGTACGGGAGATGGGACAGAACATGCGTCAAGGTTCTGAGAAAGCCATCCCAGAAAAAAGGCACAAAAAAGAGCGCAAAATAGTGCTCTTTTTTTTGTGAGAAAGGAGTGCGAACAATGGCAAAGGGCGAAAGGGGCGGCAGAAGAAGCGGTGGTGGATCCGCAGGTACCGCAGGAGCGGCCGCCGCAAGTGGAACACCGGTTGATTTTGAGCAGGCATTCAAGCCAGAACTCACAACAAGAGAATGGGATGAAAGAAGGAAAGCGGAGAACGACTTCCCTGAATTTGCCAGACAGTTTGGAGAAGAGCCAAGTGTCCTTGATGAAACCAGAATGTATTCTCACAGCTCAGGCAACGCCGGCTACATATCGACAGGCCACGCCTTTGAAATAAACCGGAAATTGTACAATCCGATAAACGAGGACTATACGATCACTGACATATTCAGCAAACCGGCCGACAGGGCCACGATCAAAGCACTCGACAAAAACATCAACAGTCACAGCACACCCGCCGACGGAGCGTATACAAGGTTTTGCACACGAGAATCCATAAAATCGGCCTTCGGATTGACCACCGACCAACTAATGATGCTTGAAGGTGCGGACGGAATGACCCGGGGTGAACTGAAAAACCTGAGCAAGGCACTAACCGGCACAAGTTCTCTCTCGCTTTCATATACGTCAACATCCGCAAACCGGGAGATGAATGTTTTCACGCACCGGACCTTTGAACGACGGATCAGCGTTCCAAAAGGAACAAAAGCCTTTGCATGCAGTAAGAATGCAGACGAGGCCGAGGTTATTTTCGGCCGTGGAATGAAAACAAAGATCACAGGAATCTCGGTCAACAAAGACGGCGGAATTGTTATCCATGAAATGTTCGATGGATACAGTTCAAAGGCGCACAAGTTCAAATAACTCCGGTATTTACCCTTGAAGGATTAAACCCTAAAGGATATACTACCAACAGGAGGAAAAGCACATGGAAACAAAACTCATGGTGACGGTGCCCAAAGGTTCAGGGGCAGAAATGCGGGAAGGGGCGGTCAATTTACCCGCAGGCACAGAGTTAAGGGTTGAAAAGATCACCAGAACGCACGAGAAGGCAGAAATAACGGCCGTGTGCGAACGATAGAGAAAGGGGCAAGGGAAAACACATGCCAACGAAGAAAAAGGACAGCAAGGCCGCACAACGGTTCGTAGACCAACCCGGGCAGTGGAAGAACACTACCCCGGCAAGCGTGAAGAAAAGGCAGGCCGCCGCATGGAAGAGATTGGAAAAGAGCCTTACTCCCGAGCGGAGAAAGGCAATGGGGCTGACACCCACCAAGAAAAAGAAAACCAAGTAACAACAGAAAATCAAACAGGGCATTCCATAGCCCTTTTTTAGTTCTAGAAAGGGGGTACAATGCCGAAACCATCAAAAGTAAAGGGATGGCTGTCAGAGGACCGGCTCAACCTTTTGAGGCATTGGAAGAGGAACGGCCTCAGAGACGACGAAATAGCCGAGAAGATAGGAATCAGGCCAAGAACGTTGTGGGATTGGAAACAAGCCTATCCGCAAATAAGCACAGCCCTAAAAAACGGTTTTGAAGATTTAGTGATTGATGCGGAAGAGGCGTTGTTCTCAAAGTTTCAGATCCAGACGTTGACCGAGGAAAAAGAAGAGGTCTGGCAAGGACCGGACGGCACGATAAAAAAGCACAAGATCGTGACCAAGAAGCAGATCCCGCCGGACACGACGGCGATCATATTCTTTCTCAAATCCAAAGCGAACTGGAAGGACGGAAACGAAATACGGGCGGTCATTGATGGAATCAGCCTAGACCGCAGAAAGGAAATAGAGGCATTGTTCGATGCGGGCAGTAAGGAAAAAGCAATCAAAAAGCCGGAAACCGAAACAGACGCAGACGAAGAATGACCGAGCCTACCGTGACGTTATCGAGACTGTCATGTACAGGCCGGTGGACATTGCACACGCACTGGGGTTCACACTCTTAAACGATCTACACAACGACTGGATGCGAGAAATGTTCAACGGAGTGGAAGACGAAACCCTGCAGGCGCACCGTGGTTCATATAAGACAACATGCGTGGCGGTTGTTTTGGCGTTGTTGGTGGTATGCAAACCCAACCTCAAGATCGCATTTTTCAGGAAGACGGACCGAGACGTAAAGGATATCATCAAGCAAATCCAGAAAATGTTACACTCGGACGTTCTGATTTACATTGCCCGGGTTTTGTGGAACAAGGATCTGGAATTATTGACCGAGAACAGCACGGAAATCCTAACAAACCTGCCGGATGACCCGAGAGGCGGAGCGCAGTTGGTTGGGTTGGGTATCGGTGGAAGTATCACCGGCAAACATTACGACATCATATTCACGGATGACATCGTAAACGTTGACGACCGAACCAGTAAATCCGAACGGGAAAAGACCCGGCTCTTTTATCAGGAACTCCAGAACATCAAAAACCGGGATTACCGATGCAAGATTTTTAACACCGGTACACCGTGGCACAAGGAAGATGCCTTTGAACTCATGCCCCCGGCCATCAAGTTTGACGTTTACAGCACGGGGCTTATTTCACCGGAAGAACAGGCGTCAATCCGGGCAAAGATGCTCCCGTCACTGTATGCGGCGAACTATGAACTCAAACACATCGCAGGCGAGGACGTTGTATTCCGGGATCCTCATTTAGGGGCGGATCCATCGGTTCTTTTCGACTGCGAATGCACCCACATTGATGCGGCATACGGCGGGCAGGATTACACGGCCATGACGTTATGTACCAAGAAGGACGGGAAGTTCTATATATACGGGAAACTGTGGAGAAAGCACGTGGACGATGTTACCGCCGATATTCTGTCAATCCATGAGAGTTTCAGGGCGGGCAGGATTTACTGCGAGAACAACGGCGACAAAGGCTACCTCGCCAAGGCCCTGCGGGGTTACGGTGAGAAAGTCAATACATATCACGAGGGCATGAACAAGATGCTCAAGATTTCAACCTTTCTCAAATTCAACTGGGAGAGGGTTTATTTCGTGCAGGGAACAGACGAAAAGTACCTGCAACAAATCCTCGATTACAACGAGGAAGCGGACCATGACGACGCACCGGATTCTTGCGCAAGCGCAATCCGAATTATGGGTCCGAAACGTGAGACTGCGTATTCATCGCCATTCGGCGGTTGATTGGAGGTGTGAATGTTTACTTTTCAGGATTTTGAAGAGGCAAGAGACAAAAAAGACTTTTTACTGCAGGCAATCAATCAGCATGAGGCCAGTGAAGAGTACAAACTGGCAGAGGATGCGGATGAATACGACAAACAGAAAAACGTCACGATTTTGAACTATATCAAGATCATGTACACAATGACCGGGTCTCCGGTGGTAGATTTCACAGCAAGCAATGCCAAGATTACGAGCAATTTTTTCCACCGTTTGAACACTCAGCGTGCAACATATCTCCTCGGAAACGGGGTCACATTCCAAGACGAAAAGACCAAGAAAAAACTGGGGAAAGAGTTCGATAAGCGGTTGTACGACCTCGCATACAAGGCCCTGATCCATGGCGTTTCGTATGGTTATTGGGATTCGGAAAACCTGTACGTGTTCAAACTGACCGAGTTCGTTCCGTTGGTGGATGAAGAAACAAGCGCCCTCCGGGCCGGGATCCGATATTGGCGTCTCAGCCCGGACAAACCCCTTTACATTGTCCTGTATGAGGAAGACGGGTTCACCAAGTACAAGAAGGAAGCCGGAGACGGACAGACATTACAGGAAATCCAGAAGAAAAAGGGATACGTTCAGCACATCAAAAAGACCAATGCGGGAGGGGAAGTTCTCATAGGCGAGAGCAATTATTCCTCTCTGCCGATCATACCGCTCTGGGGTTCAAAGTTACATCAAAGCACGCTGATAGGTACCCGGGAAGGAATAGATTCATACGACCTAGTCCGGTCCGGTTTTGCGAATGACCTGAATGACGTGGCGCAAATTTACTGGCTGATTGAGAACGCCGGAGGCATGGACGAAGACGACCTCGCCGTATTCCGTGACCACTTGAAGATTCAGCACATAGCAACCGTGACGTCGCAAGACGGGGCAACCGTGAAGCCTTATGCTCAGGAAATCCCATATCAGGCCCGGGAGAACTTTTTGAATGCCATCCGGTCGCAAATTTACGAGGATTTCGGGGCTTTGGACGTTCACCAAGTAAGCGCCAACAGCACCAATGACCATCTCGAGGCCGCATATCAGCCTCTGGACGAAGAGGCGGACGATTTTGAGTATCAGGTATCCCAATTCATACTCCAACTTTTGAAAATAACGGGGGTAAGCGAGGACGAATACCCGACGTACAAGAGAAACAGAATCAGCAATCAGGCCCAACAGACGACGATGGTTCTCAGCGCATCCGACTATCTGGACGAGGAAACAGTACTGAACAAACTGCCGTTTATCACCGTGGACGAAGTACAGGAAATCCTGAAACGGAAAGAGGAAGAGCAAGAACAGAAGATGCAGATGGCCATGCAGGCGCAGGGCATTCAGCCGCAGGGCGAGGAAGATCAGGAAGAGGAAGAAGAGCCGGAAGAGGAAGAAAACCCGAATGGATAAGAACATTGAGCGGGATTTCATGAATGAAGAATTCCGGAAACTTGACCTGACAGTACAAAACGCCTATGAAAGGGCAGAAAAGCGGGCTGTGGCGTCGTTGGAAGAATACACGGGCCAATACTCAGGGATAGAAAAAGCCCTGCAGAGGCGTGTTATTTCGGGCGAGATAAGCGAAAAGGAAAAAGAGGCGTACATGTACGATCTCCTGTATGGAGAAGACGAAGACGATTGGATGGAAGAGGCGGGCGAACTGGCAGGCTTTTATACAGATGCTGATGAAGACTGTCTCAACTACGCAAACGACAGAGTGGAAGACATTTATGTTTCCGGCAGAAACTTCTCAAACTATGAGAGCGACATGTACTACCACAGAGACCTCGGGGTTGACTTATTGAAGACCGCCGGGGTTTCAAAACTTCTCAAAGTTCTAGATCGAGACAAGGCTCAGGATTGGAACACCCGCCGGGTGAAACTCACGTTCACACGGTACAAAGAGACGGCAAAAACGGTGTTTGCGGCGGGAAAGAAAGCCCTGAAGGGCGTAACCAAAAAGTCCAAGAAAGGCACGGGAAACAGCCTGCAAAGGTACCTGTGGGGCGTGGACGATCAAGCCAAGTGGGAGCACATGATGAAACTGGCCGAAAAGGGCCTGCATATTCAGAAAAAATGGAGCGCAACCCTTGACGCACACACACGAGACACGCACCGCACCCTTGACGGAGAAATCGCAGAAATCGATGAAGAGTTCGAAGTCGGGCCGTATTCGATCATGTTTCCCCGTGAACCATATGCGGCGCCGGCAATGACTATCAACTGCAGGTGCCAGTTAGTGTATCTTTTCCCGAAATACCAAGACCTGAGAGACGAAGACTCGCACACCCGAATAGAGAACATCCGGGATCCCGAACGGCGGGTGATACCGGACATGACATATCGGGAGTGGGAAAAATGGAAGGAAGGAAAGGAAAATGGCGGAGACAAACGTTGAAATCACCGTGAACAACTTTCCAGTAGTTCGAGAAATGTTCAAAGACGCACTGGATGAGGCGTTGGAGGTAGCGGCCGCAACGGCAGAAGGATATGCCATAGAACGGTGCCCTGTTGGAACAGAAGAAAGCACCGGGATCCCCGGATACAAGGGCGGGTCGCTGAAATCGACGATCAGGCACGAACGGGCAGACGAAACCACGATGGACGTTAAGGCCGGAGGGATTGACGGGTTGTACAGGTTCGTCAATTATGCGGTTTATAACGAACTCGGAACAGTGAAAATGCAGGCAAGGCCATTTATGAAGCCTGCCGTGGAAGATCACTTGAGCGAATACGATGGGATATTCAAAAGGGCCTTCCAGAAATAGGTAAACAGCGGGGAAAGCGGCAAAGGAATGCCGCCGGAACCGCTTTTTATATGCGCCCGAAGGAACGGGCACGAAATACTCAAATACCCCGAAGGAACGGGGCCAAAAGGAAATGGAGGAATGGTTGAGTAATGAGCATTACAAGGAAGTTTTTAAAGGGTATCGGAATTGAAGACGAAAAGGTGGACGCAATCATTGAGGCGCATACGGAGGTCACAAACCGGATGCAAACCGAAATTGAAAGCCTGAAAGCATTCAAGGAAAATGCCGAAAAACTGCCGGGTGTCCAGAAGGAATTGGACGAAACAAAGGCGAAAGTCGCAAAGATTGACGAACTGCAGGCAAAGTACGACAGCGAGCACGCCGCATTCGAGGCTTACAAAAAGGAAATTGCAGGCAAAGAATCCGGCCGCAAGGTTCGTGAAGCGTACACGGCCCTGCTCAAAAAGAGCAAGGTTGACGACAAGCGGTTCGATTCAATCCTCAGGGTTACAGACTTCTCAAAACTGAAACTCGACGACGAGGGCAAGTTCGAGAACGAAAAGGACCTGACCGACGCCATCAAAGCGGACTGGGCGGATTTCATCGTGACAGAAGAAAGCCGAGGATCCAAGCCCGAAACTCCGCCGGAGGGTAACGGCAAAACGCTGACACGTGAAGAGATCATGAAGATCAAGGACACGAAAGAACGTCAGCAGGCTATTGCCGATAATCCCGAACTGTTTGGCATTGAATAACAAGAAAGAGGGAAGAAAAAATGGCAAAAACTAATCTGACCAAGAGCGCAAACATTCAGACAACCGCCCGTGAGGTGGATTTTGTCACACGTTTTGCGAACAACTGGGATCATCTGCGTGACATCATGGGCGTTTTCCGGGTTATCAGAAAGACCCCGGGAACCGTTCTCAAGTCCAAGTATGCGGAAGTGACACTGGAATCCGGTGCCGTGGGCGAAGGCGAGGAAATCCCGTACAGCCAGTCCGTCGTTAAGGAAAAGGAATACGGCAAGATCGACGTTGAAAAGTTCGCAAAGGGCGTGAGCATTGAGTCCATCAACGAACATGGATACGACGATGCTGTCAACCTGACCGATGACCAGTTCCTTTTTGAACTGCAGGCGAATGTTACCGACCGGTTCTATACATTCATGAAGTCCGGCACACTGGCGTCCTATAAGCCGACCTTTCAGGCCGCACTCGCAGACGCACAGGCGAAGGTTCGGAACAAGTGGAAGCAGATGCACAAGGGCATTACCGAGATCGTTGGTTGGTGCAATATTCAGGATGCATACGACTATCTCGGCGTTGCGAACATCACCGTTCAGCAGGAGTTCGGACTGAACTACATCGAGAACTTTATCGGATACAGACGGCTGTTCCTGTGTTCCGACAATGAGATCCCGCAGGGTGTGGTTGTCGCAACTCCGGTTGAAAACATGATTCTCTACCATGTTTCCCCGAACGATTCCGACTTTGCAAAGGCCGGTCTGGAATATAGAACCGATGGAGTCACAAATCTGATCGGATTCCATGTACAGGGCAACTATGGCAACGCCGTTTCCGAGTCCTTTGCACTCATGGGCATGACACTCTTGGCAGAGTATATCGACGGTATCGCATATGTGACCATCGGCACCGAGCCGACATTCACCGCAGTTGATAAGACCGGCGAGGGCTATGCCGAAAAGAATCCGAAAACTCAGGGATGGTATGAAAAGGTTAATACCCGGTATTTTGCATCTGAAGATACCACGGTTGTCGCCACCAAGACTTATTACACCAAGGGAGCCTAATTCATGGCTTTTACGGTTCTGATCAGTTTTTCCGACGTTCAGGACAATCAGCACGTATACGGCGTCGGGGATGAATATCCCCGGCCCGGTTACGTTGCAAGCCCGGAAAGGATAAAGACGCTGACAGGCAGTTCTAACACATTCGGGCGGCCGATTATCCGAGAAGTACCGAAGGAAACGGCTGAGACATCGAAGGAAGAGCCGGAAACGGCCGAAAATGAGCCGGAAAAGGTAGTGGCCGAGGAAGTCACTGCCAAACCGGAAAAGACACGAAAACGGGCCAAAAAGGCCAAAGAATAACGGGAGGTCGTGAGCATGGAAACATTAATGGACGAAGTCTGCGCATATATCAACAACTGGTTCCCGGCAAAGCCGGTAGGAAAGCACCGGGGGACGTGGATTGTTGAAGGTGGAAACATCAGCGCAGATTTCTTACAGGAGAATCAATATTTCCGCATTGTTGGATCCGTGTTCAACGACGGAGTCTGGAAGTATCCCGCCGCTGACATGACCGACGAAGTGTTCAGCGGAGAGATATGGGCCATGAAAGTTCCTCCTGCTTTTATGGCCCTTTTGTCTGAAATTGAGGGGTGGAACGCCAAATACGGAGGGGCGGACAGTGTGAACATGTCGCCGTACAGTGCGGAAAGTTTCAACAACTACTCATATTCCAAGAGCGGAGCATCAAGAAGAAATTCAGGAGGTTCCGGTTCGCCTACGCTTTGGCAGGACGTTTACGGTGCCCGGTTGATTCGTTGGAGGAAAATATGAGCGCACTGTATGAAGCAATGATGGTCGATTGTATCATCATGAACAAAATCCGGGTTGAAGACGAACTCGGAGGATGGAAGACAACATGGGAAGACGGGCCGACATTTAAGGCGGCTATCCTGAAAGACAACACGATAGAGGCACGCATGGCCGAAAAAGAGGGGTTCAAGGAGGTTTACACAGTCACGGTAAACAGAGAAGTTCCTCTCGAGTATCACGACGCATTCAGAAGGGCGGAGGACGGGCAGGTTTTCAGAGTAACAAGCAACATCAAGGACAATAAAAGCCCGATGTTTTCTGGCATTAATTTTGGCCAATGTACCGCCGAACGGTGGATCCCGGAATGAACAGCGCAATGGTTACGGCACGGGGGCTTTACAAATTCTGGCATGGGTTCGGGGTTCCGGCATACCCAGAGAATTATGTCCCCGACGATGCGGTCATGCCTTATATCACATACGACCTCAAAAAACCGGATTGGCGGGGGAGTATCAGTTACAACGCCCGGGTGTGGTATATCGATACCTCATTCGGGGGAATTATGACAAAGATAGACGAAATCGCTGATGAAATCGGTGACACAGGGGTACGGATTGAGGACGAAGACGGGGTCATTTTCCTGTTCAAGGACAACCCGTTTTTTCAGTTTCAGCCCCTAGACGAACCGGACGAAAAGGTGAAATGCGCCTATTTGTCGATGATTATTCACGTTTTAGCGTGAGAGAAAGGAAGGAAAAATGGGAAGTCAGTTCGTTAAAATCCCGCAGGCCACGTTTGAAGATTTACAGATGGACGCAGGCGTTCTCTTGAATAAATTCAACCCGGCAACGCCTGACATCAAGGACGAGGACATTATCACGGCCACGACCGGCGGAGTTCAGATCACCTGCGTACCGACATATTCAGACTTAGGCGAGGACGTTGATAACTGCCCGAACAATACAAAGGAACTCAAGCATCTGGATGGTTGGGAGGTTGGACTTTCAACCACAGCCCTGAATGCGAACAAGGAAACAATCAAACTCGGCCTTGGGGCCGCAGATATTGATGACCAAACCGGCAAGATCACGCCAAGAGTAGACCTCGCCCAGAGCGACTTTACTGACCTTTGGTGGGCCGGACGAAAGGCAGGCGGGGGTTTTGTCGCATGCAAGATCATCAACGCCCTGAGCACTGCAGGATTCTCTTTACAGACCACAAAGAACGGCAAAGGACAGGTCGCCCTTGAATTCAGGGGCCATGTATCCATTGAAGCGCAGGACGTCGTTCCGATGGAATTCTATTCAACGGAAGCGTGATTTTGAGAAAACTTACAGGAGGAGACCATGTATTTACTTGAAGCAAAAGGAGAGGCGGCCTTTGAACTTATGGCCGCCCTTTTTGACCCGATCACGGACATCATGAGCGATGCGGACATTCTGGCTTGTATTCAGACAGATCAACGCATGAAAGCGGCCAAATTCGCTCTCCAACGGCATCCAAAAGAAATCATCCTGATTCTTGCGACATGCTATGGCGTACAGCCCGAGGAATATCAAAAAACGGCTCCGGAAATGCTTGCGGACCTGTTAAAGGTTGCAAATGACCCGACGGTTGTGGGACTTTTTCAATCGCAGGTTCAGAGTTCCGAGGCCAATTCTGGGTCTGCTATGGAGAATACAGAGGAAAAAGGGT